TCTATTCTACAGGTTCAGAGAAAAGGGTGGATAACAGAAGGCGAGAAAAAAGTGGGGTTTGATATGAATATCAGACTAAGAAAAACTAAAACAGGTGGTGAAAATTGGGACTCTGCTATTGTGCCTTTCAGAGTAGAAGGTGGAATTGATGTTCTTGAGAGTTATATTCGGGATGCAGTAGACCAAAAACTAATTATACAAAAAGGCGCTTGGTATTCATATGGGGACATAAAGGCTATGGGTCTAAATGGTATAAAAGCAAAGTTTTTAGAAGATGATAAACTGTTTGAAAAGCTTCAAAATGAACTTACCTCCTAGAGATTTTACTGAACAAGAACTTATTATAGCTAAATGTTTAGATGAGTTTGGACTTAGGTACGATGAGCAGGTTTACTACCACCCTTATATAGTAGATTTCTACATACCAGAGATAAAAATGGTGGTTGAGGCTGACGGAATATATGGACATCTTTCTAAAAGAGATGCGCAGAGAGATAAAGAACTGCTATTATTAGAAGATATTGAGTATATTATACATATAAAAGAAAAAACATTAAAAAAAGTAAAGGAAAAATTATGGCTGGAATTAAACAAATTAAGCCAATAGGTCCAAAGAACCATATAAAAAACGATTTGTGGTTATCTGAAATAATTGATGAACATTTAAGGGGTACTATGACAGCGCCTCGGACAGGAGTGTTTCATCCATCTGTTATTAGCAACCCATGTGATAGATATGTTTGGTTATGTTATCATGGTAAGATGGTAGACCAACCACTACCTGCTAATCTACAAAGGATTTTCCAAAATGGTAACTTTTTAGAGGAACGTGTAGAGACATGGTTGAAAGCTTTAAACATATTAGTGGATAGGGAAGTTTCTGTAAAGCAGGACATCCCACCTATTTCAGGGCGTATCGACTTCTTAATTAAACATTATACTTATGGGATTACCCCCATTGAGTTGAAATCAATTAATACAGCGGGTTTTTCAAAACTAAGAGGTCCTAAACCAGAGCATCAAACTCAAATTCAAATGTATTTAAATATGGGCGGCTATGAAAAAGGCACTGTTTTATATGAGAATAAAAATGACCAAAAGATAAAAACCTTTATCGTAGATAGGGACTTAGACCAATGGAATAACCTTTTAGACAGGTGTTTCAGAATACAAGAAGCGCTTATAGCTCCTGAAAAATGCACAGGGAACACTTGGTGTAATTGTAAACTAGTTCCTTTAGGAAGCGTGTAATGGAAGAACGAGAGACTAAATGGACTCCTATGAAGGCTTTAGGACGAGTGGCGAAGCGTGTGGATGCTTTAGGTATACCCATATTTGACCCACATCTTCCAGAGACAGAAGAGCTGGTTTTTTCAGAATTAGCTAATGCTACTGACAAAGAATTAGAAAAGTATTTAACTATTTATGGTGGATACAATGCCTTTCTACAAACAAAAATTGCTGACATAGAGGCAGTATTAGGAGCTTTGGAAGCATCTTTTAGTGAAGGATATAGTAAAGCGGCTTATACTGTTTGCAAAGAACATGAGCAGAAGGGCAATAAACGTCCGACTAACGACTTAATTAGAGGTGAGGTGTTAGATTCTTTTGATGCCTTAGCGCAACTTAAAAAAGATATTATTGAACAAACGGCAGAAATAAGAAGACTACGAGGTTTATTAGAAACTTATAAAGAAGCTTATGGAACTGTAAGTAGAGTAGTAACTCTGAGAACTAAGCGAGATTAGAGTGAAACAATTTTTAGGACTGGACACATCCAGCAGAGCTATTCATGGGGCGGTTGTAGATAAAGACGAAAAATTAGTTGGTCTTTATAAATGGGGTAGTGATAAAAAGAATGCTGGGGAAAGATTTCCGGAAATAGTAGTTGAATTTTCTAAGGAAATGAGTAAAATAAATATAATAGATAATGCTGCAGTAGAAGCTGCGATTTTTGTACAAAACAGAAAGTCACTAATTTCATTAGCTAGTATAATTGGGGCTACTTGGGCAGTATTAGTCTTAAATGGTATAGAAACATCTTTGATACACCACGCTGAATGGAAGAAAGAAATTCTAGGTAAGGGTAGTTTAAAGAAAGATGCAATTATGGAATATGCAATAGAAAAGTGGGGAGACAAATTCCCCGAACAAGACTACGCTGATGCAGCATGCATAGCGTTGTGGAACAAAAGGAGGTTCTAGTATGATAGGTGCAGGTGGGCTAAGTAAAGTAGTAAGAGGATTTCAAATGTTTTTTCCCGGTAAGAAGGAAGAAACTAAAAGAGAATATAAAGATAAGTTTCCCAAGAAACTTCCAACTATAGAAGATGTAAAAAAAGAGTATGGGGCTGTTGTTTGGTGTAAATTTGCTAAATGCGCAAGTAATCAAGAAGTAAAAAACCTACAGAGGACTACAGGAACTTTATTAAAGAGAACTAATTACACACCAATTATAGAACAAGAACACATTTGGGCTGGAATATGTACTAGAGGTGAGATAGGAATGCAATTCAATGAAATAAGATTACCCGGTGGGTCTAAGGTAAAGGTTCCAAGTTGTTATACAGCTCATACAGATAAAACAGGATACTGGGACTTCTCTCAATTCCTAAATTCAGATGGAAGTCCATTAGGAGGAAACATAGATTCACAACATGTGTCAGATGCTGGATATAGCATGGATGATTCAAACAGTATTTATGACCAATTTAAAGATTAAAAATTATGCCTAAACATATACCAAACGAAATAAAACTAAACGCTATGGAGCTGTTTTTAAAAGGTGACAAATCTGCTAAAGAGATAGCAGCTGAGGTGTCAACAGAAGAACACGCGGTGGCTGCGCCTACTATTTATATGTGGGCTAAGAAAGACCATTGGGGCGAACAGAAAGCGGTAGCTATATCGGACCAACAAAATAAGTTGGCCGAGAGTGAGGGGGAAAGATTTGCTCGATTACAAACAGAGCAGTTGGACACCTATACAGATATTGCTAACAAAGCCGGTAGAGAAATGAAAGGATTAACTTTTGACAGACCTCTTGATGCGGTTAGAGCAGCGGATATTGGTATAAAGGGACAGCGTGAAGTATTACAAGGCATGATAAATATGGAGTTTGTCCAAGATATCATGACAGTTTTAATTGAAGAAATTGGAGACCAAGACACTTTACAAAGAATTGGTGTGAAGTTGAAAGCCATAGAACAAAAACACCGAGAGGTTTAAAATGGCTAAAGATATTGTAAGTGTTGAACAAGCATTTAATATGCTATCTGATGGATTACTTGAGCAAAAAAGATATGAAGTAGGCACTTTTAGAGAGTTCATTGAAAATATATGGGCTCATTCTTTTGACAACCCAGAGTACTTTAAGGCTTGGCATGTAAGTTTACTTGCGGAAGATGTTGAAGAATGTTTAGCAGAAGGGCTAAACTATGTGGGTATTCTACCTCGTGGACATTTTAAATCTACAATATTAGGGCATGCATTTAGTGTTTGGAGATTGCTGAAGGCTCCTAGGGATATGTCTATACTTTATCTTTCTTATAGTGATGGTATGGCTAAATATCATATTGCAGAGATAAATAAAATCGTTGCGAGGAATCCTATTATTCCTGAACTACTTATTAATCGAAATCCTAAAGCAGACTTTTCCGCTAGATTTTATAAGAACAATCAACCTATGGAAATAATGCATGGTGGGTTGTTTTCTTTCAAACGAGGAATGCACGTGAATGGCGCTTTGATTGCTGATGACGTTTTGAGAGACCCTGAGAACCCATTGAATATGGGGCAAATAACTAAAGTGGAAGACCACTTCATGACAGAATCTATGTTTATTCCACTAAAGGAAGCGCCTGTAATAGTTGTGGGAACACCAATGATGCCCGGAGACATATTAGCAAAACTACAAGATGACGAGAGATTCAAAGCTAGGGTTCTACCAGCGCTAGACCCAGTACCCGGAAGAAGGGTGTTGGCTCCCGAGATAATGGATGAGAAATATTTATTGGCGCAGCAAAAAGCGAGACCTAAATCCTTTGCATCTGAGTTTATGTTAGTGCCTCACTTTGCTACAGAGTCATATTTCAATGAAGAGGATATTACAAAGTGTGAACATGAAAATTTAAGGTCTGCCCCAGCGACTAAAAAATTTACAGACTGGCAATCAGGAGACCAGATTTTTGGAGGCTTTGATGTTGGTAAGAAAAAACACCCATCTCACTTAGTTATTTTTAGAAAACGAGGAGAAGATATAGAACAAATACACCATTCTTTCTTAGATGGCTGGAGTTATTCAGACCAAATAGAATATTTGAATGAAGTTGCCGATAATTTTGATTTAACTTCAGGGTATATAGATAACACTAGAGGTGAATTAGAAGACCGTGGGTTAGACTCTAGATGGAGAGGAATGCATTTCTCACAAAAAAGTAAAAATACCATGGCTTCGGTCTTTGAAAATTTCGTTCATTCTGGTATATTAAAACTAATCAAAGACGAAAGACAAAAGCAGCAGATTCTGTCCGTCAGTAATGAATTAAAAGCTCCTGATACTCCAATGGGTCATGGGGATGCTTTTTTCTCAATTGCAATGGCGTTACAGGCAGCCCATGACACAGCATATAAGTTTGTAGATTTAGGCAGTGCGACCGATTGGTTCAATGCTATAAGTCCGGGAGAAACCCCGGAAAGTCGAAGTCAGATGATGGATGAGAGGAAGGGGGGTTCGGAAGAACTAAAACCTAAATCAAACCCATTACAGATGGAACCATTAAACCCAATTGACAGGGCAGATACAGCTCCTAATCCTATGTGCAAGGAAACTGTATGTAACCCTAATTTTTGGGTATCAGAACGAGGTCTATGCCTTTATTGTGGCTTTAGACAAAAATAGATAAGGAGAAATAAATGACATTAAAAGATAAACTAAACTCATCCCATTCAATTACAGACCAAGCAGAAGTAATTCTAAATCATAGGTATTATTTAAAAGATAAAAAAGGGGATGTTGTTGAAGACTCAACGAAATTATTCGAAAGAGTAGCTGACGCTATTTCTAAAGTCGATATTGAGTATGGTAAGTTACCAGTAGATGCTGAACTTACAGCAAAAGATTTTTATGCTATTATGTCTAATTTAGAGTTTATCCCCAACTCTCCGACACTGATGAATGCCGGGACAGAGCAAGGAACCTTATCAGCTTGTTTTGTGTTACCACTAGAGGATTCTATGGAAGGAATAATGAAAGCAGCACACGATGCAGCCATGGTACAAAAATTTGGTGGAGGGACAGGTTTTTCTCTTTCAAAGCTTCGACCTAGAGGAGCAAAGATTCAGTCTACACATGGTATAGCATGTGGACCTATTGAGGTACTAAAAACATTATCTAGAGTATCATCTATGATAACTCAAGGCGGTAAAAGAGATGGTGCAAACATGGCGGTCATGTCTATATACCACCCAAACATTTTAGAGTTTATTGACTGTAAAAAAGTCGAGGGGGATATACATAATTTTAATATTTCTGTTGGAGTAGATTCAAACTTTATGAAAGCCGTTCAGAGTGGTAGTGAATATAATTTAATCAATCCCAAAGATAATACGATTGAAGGTTCTTTGGATGCTAGAGAAGTATTTAATAAAATAGTCTATGGCGCTTGGAGAAATGGGGAACCCGGAATGATATTTCTCGACCAAGTAAACAAAGACAATCATGTAAAAGACACTTATGGTGAGATGATTGCTACTAATCCTTGTGGAGAACAACCACTACTAGGGAACGAATCATGCAATCTTGGTTCTATAAACCTAGCTAAGTTCTATCAACAATCTAATGATTCTACACATGAGTGGTTAGAGAAGGTTGATTGGGGGCGCTTGGAAGAAGTGACCCGAACCTCAGTACACTTTTTAGATAATGTTATAGATGCAAACAAATATGCTACTCCGGAAATTGAGGAGATGACAAAAGCTACTAGGAAAATTGGTCTAGGGGTAATGGGGTTTGCAGATTTATTAATACAAATGCATATACCATATAACTCTAAATTAGCTCAAGAAGTCGGGGAAAAAATAATGGCTAAAATTAGAGAGTGGTCAGACGATGAGTCAAAAGAGTTAGCTAAAAGCAGGGGGACTTTCCCAGCATGGGAAAAAAGTACATACAATGTTCCTTTCAATGATGAAGCAACTCAAAAATTTAGAAATCACTGTAGGCTAACAGTTGCTCCTACAGGAACAATATCAATGATAGCTGA